TCTTGAGGACGTCGAGCTGATCGCCCAAGGTGTCGACCTTGGCGATTGCCTCGGCGGAGACTGGACCGCCGATTGAGGAGAGCTGCGCGTTGATTTCTTCGGCGTTCGTTCCGATTGCGACCAGGGTCGGCACGAGCTCGGCGCCCGACTTCCCGAAGAGGTCCATCGCCGCGGTAGTACGAGCCGCCGGATCTTCTATCGAGGCAATGGCGACAGCGACGGCCTCGAACTGCTTGTCCGGCGAGAGCGCGAGGATTTGACTTGCGGACAAGCCGAGACGATCGAGCGCCTCCTTCGCCTGCTTGGAGCCCTCCCCCGCCTCGATCAGCGCCTTCTGCATACGGCCGACGGCGCCGGAAACATTCTCGAGCGAACCGCCAGAGAGCCCGGCGGCGAACTGGAGCCGCTGTAGCGCGTCGATCGAGATGCCGGTTTTGACCGCGGTATCGTTCAAAGCGCCCGCGACTTGGATCGCTTGATTGATGATCGCTGTGAATGAAATGCCCGCCGCAATGCCTCCGAGGAGCTTGAAGTTGCTCGTGAGCCCGGAGAGGACGCTGTCCGTCCCTTTGACATCTTTCTTGACGCGCTCGAGCTCCGAGCGCATCTGCGCGGAGTCCGCCGCCATTTTGACGACTAGGGTGCCTATGTCAGCCATGCTTCACCATTGATTGCAGAATCGCTCGCTGCTCGGCGACCGATTGCGACGTGGAAGTCGTGTCTTTCTTCGGGATAAAGTCGTCCGGGCTCCAGGCCTTGCCGCCCTTCTTCGGCCCTGCGGCGTTTGCCGTCGTGGAAGCGAGCATTCCCATGCGCCACATCTCGACGTCGTAGCCGAAAGGCTCGAGCCCGTAGAACGCGATCCAGTAGGTGAACTCCTCGGAGCTCATCCGCTCTTGGAGCTCCCCTACCGTCGCGCCTAATTGCGCCGCGAGGCGGAACCACATCTGTAGCTCCGGCTCGCCCGCTATTTTTTTTCCGCGTCTCCGACCGCGTTATCGGTGAGGAGCGACGCCTCGAGGATTGCCTTCGACAGTTGCGAGAGGACCGCGCCGTCGAGCTTCGCGACCTCGAGCGAATCGTCGAAAAGACGGACGCCTTCCGCATCGCAGAGACCGAGCGAGACGACCTTGTAATCGGCAAGCGGTTCGCCCCCTTTCGAGGCCTCCGCTGCCCATTGCTGCAAGGTCACGCGCTCCCCGCCCGAGAGCCCGCGGATGTAGAGCTTGACGCCCTGCACCTCGAGCTCCCGGACGGAGGCCTTCGAGAACGCGCTGCTGATCGTTGCCTTGAGCAGCTCGCGACTCATTACGGAGTCACCGTCGGGAGCGCGGTGATCTCGATCGTCACGTTGGCGACGACCTCGGCACCTTCAGCCGTCAAAGCGTCGATCTCGAACTTCGTCACGAGGCCGGGGAACTGCACCTGGTAGGCGCCCCCATCCGACAGCACGATCTGATAGTTGCCCGCCGTGCCTGCGAGGAGCTTCGTCCGCCACGCTTCGTGAGGAGCGAGGCCGCCGTCGAAGAGCAGCTTCAGCTCGACGTTCATCGGGTCGTGCGAGCCGATGAGGCGCGTCGGGTAGCTCGAGTCCATCGTGTAGACGTCGACGGTCTTGCGGTTGTACCCGCTCCACTTGATTTCCTGCACCTGTGCAAGGGTCGTGAACACCTCCGGGGAGGCGGCGTTGCCGACCTTAAACAGCGAGCCGGTCGAAATGCTTGCAGCCATTTTTCATACTCCGAAAAAAACCGCTTGAGGCGGTCGTTGTTGAAAGAAAAAAAAGGCGCCCGAAGGCGCCTAGAGACATGAATTAACTAACCAATCATCTGAAAACAAACTCAAAGTCTTGCTGAACGATTCGCATCGTTCGATCACCCATTGCGTCCGCTTGCTCCTGCTGCTGCGAGAGCCTGGACATCAGGATCGTCACTCCGCTCTGCGTTCCCGACCATCCGTCGAGACCGACGCGGATCGCCTCGACGACCGGCGAGACCTGGGCCATCGTCTCGCCGACGGTCTCGATGCGAAGGACCGCCCGGAAGAGGAGCGGGTTGTTTCCCAGGGTGCGAGCTATTCCCTGTCCGCTAGTGCGACTCACGGCGATCGCCGGAAGCGTCGGCTCCTGGACGATGATTTCGCGGTAGACGCGAGCCCCTGCGCCGGTGTTGAGCGCTGCGATCTTCGCGATGATTGCGTTCTCGATACTCACGGGTCGACAAGCCCCTCTGTTTCCGCTGCGCGGGCGCGCAGTCTCTTTTCGATGCGGGTGATTCCCTGGCGCAAGATGCGCTGAAACTCCGGGAGGATGCCGCTGCGGGTTGCGTCCCAGGCGGGACCGAACCAGGGTTTCCCGTTGACTCGGCGCCCGCTCGGGCCGCGGACGCGATGACCGAACTCGACAAGATGCCCGTAGAAAATCCCGCGACGCTTGCGGCCGTAGTAGACGTTTTGCAGCGCGACAGCGCGCCGATCCTTCTTCTTCGGCCCGACCTGGACGGCGACTGTTTCGCCGCCCTTCGGTCGCACCGTCACAATCCGCACCGACTCGGCGAGAGCCCCGGATCGCGAGAAGCTTTCCGCGTTTGCGGTCGCCTGGCGCTCGAGCTTGATCAGCGAGCGACGGGTTGCGCGAGTAAGAAGCCGCTTCGCCGCCAGAGCATCAAGCTCGAGAAGTCGCGCCTCGAGCTCCTTCAGTCCCTCGACTTTGACGTCGGTGACGATCGGCACTAGACGAACCTCTCGACGCAGAGAAGCTGAAGCTCGCGGTTACGTTCGTCGCGGTTGATCACCGACTGGATGTCGAAATAGCGCGAGCCGAACTTGACGCGATCCTTCGGCGTCAGCGTGACGCCCGAAATCGGACGGATCACGATGCGCGTCGACACCTCGCTCTGCATCTGCGCCGCGGCGAAATACTCGCGGCCGTTGAGCGGCTCGACGGACGCCCAGACCGTACCGAGAGCCGCCCAGGTCGGCGTCTGGTCTCCGTACTGGTCGATCGCGTCGGTCGCCCGTTGGACGGTGACACGATGTCGAAGACGCCCCGCCTGCATCAGAACACCTTGAAGGGCGACAGGAGCGCGGTGAATCCGAGCGGAAACTCGCTGACGACCGTTCCGGTAAGCGTTGCCTCGCGGTTTTCGTAGAGGTGCGCGGTCATCAGTTTGATCGCCGCCTTGATGGCGGGCGGGACATCGCTCGGCGTACCGTAGCCCGCGACGTAGCGGATACGGACGTCGTTGATGTGCCCGCGCGAGCTCGGCCAGGTCTGGTTATAGGCCTGAAAGATCATGCCAGGCTGCGCGAACGGTCCCGAGTCGTTGACTACCTGGTAGCTGTTTGCCGAGAGCGTCTGCGTGTTGCCTGCGATGTCGATGTAGGTGATCGAGGTGACGCTTGCGAGCGGCCCCTTCGGGAGCTCGAAGTAGAGCGGGAACTGATCGACCCGCAGCTCCCAGGTCGTGCTGACGAACGAGCGCCCGGTGTAGGCCTCGGCGTACTCGCGCGCGGCCTTCGTGAGCGCAAAAAGGATTTCGTCGTCCTGGTTGCCGTCAATGCGGCAATGCGAGCGCGCCTCTTCGACCGTTACCGGCTCACCCGTCGGAGCCGTGATCAGGGTGTGGTTCATAGCTGTCGCACCTGTACCAGGACCGAGCGGTCCTCAATGCGTCCGCCCGGAGTCGTGACGCGATTCGTGATGAGGTAGTCAGCTCCGGCCGCTCCGCCGGAGAGGAAGGCGCGCGTCACGTTGGACGTCACGCCTTCGGAGACGATCGTCAGCGCCGCGGGAACTTCCCAGGCGGACGTCGTGACCGTGTCCCCGTTTAGCCAGGGATTCCAGTCGACCTCAAAGTCGATCGTCGAGTTCGGATCTTTCGTGAATGCCGCGATGATCGTCATGCAGCGATTCTCCTGTTGTTTCGTGAGACCTTGATCGTGCGGCCCTCCGCCTCGACCTCGATCGAACTGTCAGCGCTGACCGAAAGCGTCGCGCGCTGCGGAATGACTTCCCGGCGATCCTGGAACGGAACCTTTAGCTCGCGCGAGTCCGGCGTGAAGGTGCGATTCCGTAGCCGTCCGGTGACGGTCGCATCGCCCTCCGCATCGCCGTCGACGGAGCCGCGCCCTCGCGCCTGTGCGCTGATCTCGGCGGTGCCGAAGACCAGGCCCAGGATCGGGCCGCGCCCGTATATCGTGACGATAGAGCTCGCCGAGCCCGTCGAGCCGCCGACCTGGCGACCGTAGGCCAGGATCGAGGCGCTCGCGCTTGAGGTGCCGCTATCGTTGCCGTCGACCGCGCCGCGCCCGTAGGCCGGGACATCCGAGACGGTGCTGTCGCCGAAGGCGGCGCCCTGGACGGTCGAGCGACCGTCGAGGGAGGCCGCGACCGTGGCGTCGCCCGCGATCGAGCCGGAGCCCATCGCGAAGGCGCGCGCCTCGGCGCTGACTGTTGCGTCGCCTGCAATCGAGCCATCCGCCGGAGCGAATGCCAGGATGACCGCGCTCGAGCTCGAGGAGCCGATCGCCGCGCCAGGTGCGGAGATCTTCCGCTGCCCGGAGCCCTCGACCGTCGCCAGGCCTTCGGCGGAGCCGGAGCCCTGGGCGGTTGCCAGGATGTCGCCGGACACCGAGCTCGAGGAGCTCGAAGCACCCTCGGCCGTAGCGGTCGCCAGGATGTCGCCGCTCGCCGCCGCAGAGCCCGCAGAGGCGGCATCTGCCAGACCGTAGGCGAGGACATCCCCCGCGATCGTGCTCGCCCCCTGCGCCGCCCCATTAGCCGGGAAGACGCCCTGGATTGAGCCGTCGACCGTCGAGGTGCCGGACGTTTCGCCGCGGCTAGAGAACCTCGCGGTCCCCGAGGCGGTTGCGGTTGCCGAACCTTCAGCCTGGCCGGATGCCTGGCCGGTTGCGAACGCATCGCCCGAGACCGACGAGCTGCCCGAGCTCGAGGCGTCGAGCCCGGTGCGCGCCTGAAAGTCGGCCGCGACCGTTGCCGTACCCGCCGCAGCGCCCTCGCCCTCGATGCGCCCGGAACCGTCGGCGGTTGCTGTCGAGCTCGCGCTCGAGAAGGCGGAGATCGGACCGGACGCGATGACCGCACCCGCGACCGTTGCAGATCCCGAGCAGCTGCCGCTCCCCGAACCTTCTGCGATAGCAGATCCAGAAGTCGCGCCGGTTCCAGAGGCGGAGCCGGTCGCCCTGGCGAATGCTCGAGAGGTTGCCGACGTTGTCGACGAACCCGCGGAGCTTGCGATCGGACGGCCGATCGCGTCGATGTCACCCTGGACGGTTGCCGTGCCGACGCTCGCGCCAGGCGAGTAAATCTTCGGACGAAGCGTGCCGGTGACAGTCGCCGACCCTGCGGCCGTGCCGTACAGCGTATCGCCGACGGCATAGCCGAAGAGCCAGTAGTCGCTCTGGACGTATAGGCCGCTCATCTAACCTCCGAGCCGGTCTCGAAGTCGGACGCGGCCTGTTTCATCAAGGAGCCGAATCAGCTCCTTCTGCCTTCGGTGCGAGCTGCGGTTGCGCCTGGCGTTGCAGCTTGTCGATGAGTCCGGCGACGACCTCGAAGGGTTGCTTCGCGAGCGATGCCAGGACGACGTTCGCCTCTTCGGCGGTGAGTTCAAACTTCAAGACGTTGTTCACAAGATCTCCGAGTTGTGGCTTATCAAAAACATCACGGCGCGCTGTCGACCTCAAACTCGATCGTCGCGGTATCGAGTACAGACCCGCTCGATGCAAGTCGAATCTCTATTGCTAACGATCGGACGACGAAGTTGTTCGTCACGGTCAATGTCCAGTCGCGAGTCGTCGAGAGGTTGATCCAAGATCCAGTCGTTCCGCCGACCGATCCGCCCGAACCCGACCACGTTGCATAAACCTCGAACAGCGACGCCGACCCCGAGACGAGCCACTCTCCGTTAATTGAAACGAGAGTCCCGTTTATGTTGGTGCGATACGCGCCGCCGTTACTGTTCAGACGATAAGTCGCTGTCGCCGTTCCGCCGCTTCCAGCCGCAGAGAGGTTTTGCGCGCTCTGGTTTGAGATCGCGACGCTAGCGTTTGACTTGCCGTAAAAGTTCGAGAGCGAGATCGCGCCGCTCGCGACTCCGGCCAGCGTTCGCAGCGCCGACTCGTTAAGACTCGAGGTCGCCGTCGCCGATCGTCCGAGCTCGAGGTTGATCGAGCGATCGGTCGTCGATCCGCCGATCGAGATCGCGCCCGAGGAGACGAGAGGCATTAGGCCGCGGCGTCAGCCGGTGCTGCGGGAGCTTCGGGAGCCGGAGCCCAGGGGAGAGGCTTCTGCTCGAGCGCGGCCTTCTCGACTTCCTTCGCGACGACGTAGGCGATGTGCTCCTTGTACGGTGCGAGCTGATCCTCCTGGACCCACACCCAGGCCTCGACCTCTGCGGGAGTGAGCTGCGAGAAGTCGACGAAATTCTCGGGAGCCGGATCGCCGACTTTGACCGAGAACGGAAGCTCGAAGCTGCACCCGCTGTCGGTGCCCGTCATCGTGACGTCGACTTCTTTGACGACGTTTTGCAATTCGCCGACGTTGTGAACTCGGACCGCGTTGATCTTCAGCGTGTATTCGATAGCCATGTGAAATATCTCCTAGTGAATCCGAGCGCGCAGCTCGGCGACTTCGTTTTTCAATGCGACGAGCTCCTTCGCAAGCTCGACCGCCGACACCATCGCGGCGTTGCCGTAAGCGACCGAGAGGTCGCCGTCGTTCGCCTCGATCACAGCATGAGGCAGCACATCGCGGAGCGATTGCGCGGACACACCGACTTGCGTAATTTCAATGTCGGTGCGGTCATAGATCCCGCTCTTGACGTTTGAGAGATTGACTACGAACCCGTCGTCGAGCGTTCGCCAGTTTGCCTTGACTCGCTCGTCTGAATAGGCGGTGACGTTGCCGCTGGCTGTAAAGCTTCCTGACGTAGAGACGTTTCCTGCTTTTGTAAGACGCAAGATGTCATTAACTTGCGATCCGCCGTTGTTGGCAACAAACACAAGGTCGTCGCTCGAATCCAGCGCCGTATATCCGACCGCCCAGTTTCCGTCGTATCCGCTACGCTGGCGCTGCCAACGAAGACCGCCCCATGTGCTCGTTGACGGCATCATAAAGGATAGCCCCTCACCCCATGACTCGCCTTGCGGGTTGATTTTGACGTTGCCGGTGAATGTCCCTCCAGAAACCGGCACGGTGTAGCTGGTGTAGTTGCCCGTGCCAATAAGCGTTCCAGCATTGTAAGGAAGCGTCACGGTGCCGCTGTTCAAATTAAACTTCAGCGTGTTTAGCTCATCGTGGTAAATGCCAATGTGAGAGTAGCCGGCGCGATGCAGACTAATACCCGCAGTTCCACTTGTGGCTTGAATCTCTAATTGCAGACCGTTGTAGTAGTTACTCGGCGAAGCAATGTTTCGCACAATCTCTTGTATGCCATAAACACTAAACTCACGGTACGTTCCGCCGCCGCCGAAACGCGCAATGTTGGTGAACGCGTTTGCGGTTCCGTGTGCGTAGTCGATGTATAGCGGAAGCCCAGCGCCGGGGTCTTCTTTTCTGAACCTGTGACGGTACTGCCCGCTTGTGTAGTTTCCGTCAAATATTAAACCGCGAGTCCCGGCGTCACCGACTCCGAGCGATCCGGTTGTGATTCGCACAGCACCAGTATCGGTCGCAAGATCCGCGCCGCCATAAGTCGATAAGCCGTAAGAAGGCGCACCGCGTGAACCCCATCCGACCGGCGAGCCGATATGCACTCGCTCGTACATATGGATGAAATTACCGCCCTGACCTCCTACGTCTCGCCCACGAATGGTCCCGACAGATATCGCGTGATCGTCGGTGCGGGTGAATGCAGTAGTGCCGGTGACGGTTCCGCCGCTCAATGGCAAGGAATACGAACCGTAGTTTCCAGCATGAAGTACCGTATTTCCTCCGACAACCATCGAAGTCGCGGCATATACGGTCGACCCGGAATATATGTAGCCGTTGTAGCTCGATATCATCGCGTTGATGTACGAGCCCGCTGCATACCCAGTCCAGCCGGAAGGCATTGCCGGACCGGCAGCGACGCCACCCATGAAAAGCGTCTCTGCGCCTATCGTTGAGTAGCCTCCCAGAGTTGCCGCCCCTTGGCTTCCTTTGTTAAGCCAAAAAATACCCCACTCTTTCGCGTTCTCTTTCCAGAGCCAGTTGTTTGCTTCAGAGAGGTTTGACTCTAGGATTACCGCGCCGTCCTGATTGTTGACGATGCTCCCAGTCATTGTCCCGCCGCTCAACGGCAAGGCGTAGCTGCTAAAGTTTGCGGCATGAAGCGCCGTGTTTCCGTTTACTAGCGTTGTTCCTTCAATGCGGCACGTCCCAGCGCTGTTCCCATAGTTCAGATAGAGCGTTCCCCCGCTTTGAACTCCAAGAACGAAGTGATTGCTTGCGCCTCGGAAATAGTTCCCGCTTTCCCAGCCAGAGTTGTCTGATGCGATGCGAAGAAAGCTGTTCGCAAACGTCAGCGTCCCGGTCAGAGTTCCGCCGCTTAACGGAAGTGCATAGCTGCCGTAGTTGCTGCTATCTAGGAACTTTCGCCACGTTTGCCAAGCAAAGTCGCGGCGCTGGCGGAACCACAAGCCGGGGTCCCCGGAAGTTGGACTATAGAACTGCGCGATCCATTGGCCGTTTTGTAAATGATCGTAGTCCCAACGATGCCCGTAGTAGCTTTCGGGTAGTCCTGATGCCGAATTTATAACGTGCCAATATCCCTCGATAGGAGTGTTCATATCCGTGTTCGGATATGTGCCATCGACACGGAAATAATTTGACGCTGTTACGCCGCCGAGCTGCGCGGCCGAACCGCTGATATTTATTACCCATGTGCCGGACGCGCCGCTGCCCGTGAGGGATGGAGTCCAAGAATTGTAATTCCCGGAGTGCAGCACGGTATCGCCGTTCCAGTACAGCGTCCCATTTGTCCGCATTTCAAGGAATTTTCCGACGACATTGGAAATATGAAATGCAATACCTGTAGTTGTGTTGTTGTACGACTCTGTCCACAAGGCGGCAGTCGTGTAGTTGCCATCCGTCTGCGCTTTCCTGCTGTACAAACCCGAGGTAAATGTGCCGCTTGTCCCTGTTAGCCCATTAGTAAGTGTTCCGCCACTTAACGGGAGGGCGTAGCTGTTGTAGTTTCCGGCGTGGAGGACCTGGTTGCCGCCTTGCTGTAATGCGACCAAGGAGTTGACTGCACCGCCGACGGCGAGCACTTTTGCGTTTCCGCTAACAAAAGAAAACGTGCCGCCGCTATTGCCGCTTGACCAGAATACGACGTTAGTCGGAGAGGAAATTGCCGAGGAGCCGTCGCTATCGTACCCTGCCCGAACCCAGAGGCTTTGAGCGCCACCCGGCGCAATTAGTCGAAGTTGATTGACAGTTCCTGTACTGATTGCCAGCTCACCAGTAATGGTGCCGCCGATCAACGGGAGAGCGTAGCTGCCGTAGTTTGCAGCGTGAAGGATGAAGCTGCCGTCGATGCGGAGCCCGTTTCCGTCACGCACTTCAATCGTATTTGCGGTATGTCCTGCGCGATGGAACGAAAGTGCGACGGTTCCGGCGTCTGTGTTTTTCAGCTCGAGCTGCGAGTTGTTCCAATTGCCCGCAGTTGCTCCGATATTTCCGCCAATCGCGTTAAGAGATGATCGTCCCAGCCCGCCGACAGTAAGATTTGGAGCAGACAATTCGCCGCTCATCGTCCCGCCGCTCAACGGTAAATAGCTCGAGAGCGCGGAGCTTGTGATGTAGCCGCTCGGGTTCGTCGAGTTGTACGGCGTAAACCCGAGCGCGGTCGTGACGTTGCTCGAGGTGATCTCGCCGCGGATCGTTGCGGAGCTTTTGTTCTCGACGTTACCGAGGCCGACATCGCTCGAGGTGAGCGTGACGGCTCCGGTGCGACCGGCGACGGAGGTGACCGCGTCGGAGAAAGACATCACGCCCGTCGAGCTGTTGTAGCTCAACGAACCCGAGGCGGAGATCGAGGCGCGAGCTCGAGCCTGGGTGAAGTAGAGATTCGTCGATCCTTCAGCGAGCGAGTCGGTCGAACCTGGCGAGGCGCTGATCTCGATGTAGGTCGAGCCAGTCCATCGGTAGGTTTTGTTCGTGTCGATCGTGACGTAGATCTTGCCGGTCTCGCCCGTACCAGGGAGCGACGCAAAGTTCGCGACCTCGACAACATCGTCCACATAGGACGGAAGCTGCGCGGACGGAACCTTCCCGGCCGCATCGAGCGAGGCGTAGCCATTGGCGATGCCCTTGTTCGATGCGACCTCCTTCTGCCCGAGCTCGGTATTGAGCCCGGTGAAGTTGGCGTCGACTTCCTGGTGAGTAAGAGCGGCGCCCTTACCCGCGCGAGTGACGATCGTTGCCACGTTCGATTATTCCTCGGAGATCGTGAGGGTGCTCGAGGCGAATTCCGGAATGATCAAGTTCGACACGGCGAGCGATGCGGTGAGCTCGCCCTTATAGAGGATCTTCCCTGCGCCGCTCGAGGCGGTGCCGACCGCAAAATGGGAGATCGTGTTCGAGCCCCCGGTGCATTGCGGGAAGGTGATCGCTGCGGCGTTCGTGACGGAGTTGTTCGTCACGGTCCATCCGCTCGAGGTGCGCGCGACGGCGACGCGAGCGTAACCGGTGTAGCTTGCCTCGCTCGTCGTCTGATCGCCTGCCTCGCCAGGATCGGCGGTGTGGAGCGAGACGTAGAGGTTCGTGTTCGGCGAGCTCGCCGCGTTGTCTGCCAGGTTGGCGATCGCCGTACCCTGGAAAAACAGCTTCATCAAGTCATTCTCGAATGTGTTGCCCTTTGACATTTGTCAATCTCCTAGACTGTCCAGTTGACATCCCGCGGCCTCGGGACACCGTGAAAACAAACCACGCGCTCTTCGCCAGGCCATCGAGCGCCAAACTTTCGCGAGACGATCTGTCTCGGGAATAACTCCTGGAGGCGGTCCGGCTCGAGGCCGACCGTCTCCGAGATCCAGGCCTGGTCGCCCCATCGGGTCGGTTCCAGGTAATCCGCAGCGCGCTCCTCGCTGAACTCGAGCGCGATGTTTGAGAAGTCTCCGCACCAGGCCATCACGCCCGACGCGCAGCTCGACGGCCGACCAAAGTCGGAGAGCATCGAGAACTGGTGCGGGTAGTTGGCGATATCGTCGATCGAGCCGACGATCACGGTGTCCAGGTCGAAGTACAGCGTCGGCCCGGTGAACCATTCAAAGAGCTCGAGCTTCGACCACCATCCCGACCAGGACCGCAGGATCGGAACCCGGTCGCACGGAACCTCGACGTCCGAAAGACACACGAAGCGATGCGCGAGCGACAAGTGTCGAGCGACACCGTCGCGGAGCTTTTCGACGTAGTCGACGTCGTAGTCCCCGCCGGATCGCAGGACGCAGGCGACCGTCAGATCACGGCGCGAAGCTGCACTCGAGGAAAGCATTCGAGCGCCGTCTCCCGTGTTGCGTTCCATATCGTCAGATCCGGGTGTCGCTGCGCGGCCTCGTTGAAGGCGGACGCGAAGAGCTTGTACGGGGAGTCCTTGTTCATCAGTCCTGGGTGATCTCCGAACCAATGCCGCCTCGCGCCCGACATCTTCATGTCGAACCCGAGGAGCACGATCGGGGAACACTCCGCCAGGACCGCCAGGTTGACCGCCTGGAATCCCGAGTTGTCGCCCTGGTGAATGACACCCTGCTCGAGGGAGAAGCCCTGCTTCGCCCTGCTCTCGATGTAATGCAGGCGCCACCGTCTAGCGGCTCCGGCGTCCTGCGTTACTCGTAAACCGTTGAAGCTCGCCGCGCCCTGGTGGAGATCCCACCATTCCGGGTCCGCGGCATAGAGCACGTCGGCCCAGGGTGCGAGCTTGAAGTTGTCGTTGACGACGATCACCGCCGCGCGTTCGCGACAGTAGTCGACGTCCTCTGCGGTAAGACTAGGCCCGCTCGCGACGACGACGCAGGGACGGCCCCGCAGTCTCGCGAAAGGGTTCCGGCGCACCGCCGAGCGCCTGGGTTTCTGTAGGACCGGGAGCTCCGTCTCGAGCTGCCCATCCATTGATGACCGCCACCTCGGCGAGCTCGCCCTCGAGCTCGTCGCCGACGTTGAACGATCGGACCTGGTGCGCCCCGTCGGGGACACCGCGGAAGGGAATCTTGCAGATTGCTTTCATTGAAAGATACGGAGCGGGAGGTTGCCCTCCCGCCCCGCTCTCCTGTCGTCAGTCAGATCAAGTCGTCGCGCACTTGATGACCTTGACCGCCTGGTTGTCGGCGAGCTTGCCGCCGACGCGCTTGCGGAAGATCCACTTTACCTGGCCCGGAGTTGTAACTTCGTCGAGCGTTACACGGAGGCCGACGAGGTCGACGATCGTGTAGGCCGCGCGGAAGTCACCGAAGGCGATCGGGAAGGCGTTCGCGCCGATGTCCGCCATGTCCTCGTTCTCGACCACAGCGTAGCCGAGGAGGCTTGACGGCATCCCGGCGGCGATGCCCGGTTGCCAGAGGTAGTTCGCTTCCGAGTCCTTGAACTTGCGAACGACCGCCAGGGTCGCCTTGTTCATCATCCAGCGAGCATTCGCGCGGTAGCCCGCCTTCAGCTTGTGGACGAGGTCGACGAGCTTGTCAGCCGGGTAAGCCACAGGCGAGGTCAGCGACAGCGCCGGGAAGCCAGCCGCAGCGCCGGTCGCGACGTACTGCACCGAGCCGAACGCCAGGGAGGCGTCGTCCGCGGTGCTCTTCG